ATGGGAAGTCTGGAGCCGGAGGCGGGGGTGCCGCGGGATGCGCGGGAGCGCAGCATCTGGGTGCAGGGGCGGCTGCGGCTGCATGCCTCCTCCTTCGCGGCCATCGCGCGGGGACTGGGCATTTCGGCCCGCGCCGTGGGCCAGGCCATGTTCATGCCCAACCATCGGGTGGAGCGGGCGCTGGCCGCCGCCTTAGGCCTGGAACCGCGCCAGCTGTTCGCCGAACGCTATGATGCGGCGGGGCGGCGGTTGCATGCGGTGCGGATGGCAGGCGCGGCAAGCACGGCAAGCGCGGCAGATGCGGCAGGGGCGGGGGATGGGCCTGGGGCTGGGTCAGGGTACAACGCGGGGCACAGCGCGGCGGCCCGGTCGGGGGGCGGGGCATGAGCCGGGCGGCGGGGGTGAGGACTTCTGTCCTTGACCCAGCGACGGCCAGGGCGGCGGTGCTGTTGGATGCCCGTGCCCTGTCGCAGGTACTGGAGATCAGTGAGCGGGCCGTGCGCATGCGCGCGGCGGCCGAGAACTGGCCCTGTCAGACCAAGCCGGTGCGGGGCGGGCGGGCCAAAATGTTTCCGCTGGCCCGGCTGCCCGCCTGGGTGCGCGAGGCGGTGCTGGCGCGGCAACTGGCGACAGGGGTGGAGGGGTTGCCGCTGGAGGGGGCGGAAGCGTCGGGTGCGGTTCCTGCCCAGGCGTCGGGCGCGCGGCCCCTGGGTCCCGGCTTTCGCCGGGATGACGAGGGGGGGCTGGATAAGGGGGAGGCGGTCAAAAAGGGTGCGGTTCCATCCCAGGCGTCGGGCGTGCGGCCCCTGGGCCCCGGCCTTCGCCGGGGAGGCGGTGAGGGTGCGGGGGCAGAGGCGCTGGCCCTGCCGGTGCCGGCCCCGCCGCCGGTGACGGTGGGGCGGGTGCTGCTGCGGCCGGGCGAACTGGCGGTTTGGCAGCGGCGCTGCATGCAGGCGCGGGCCGCCATCATGGTGCATGTGCGAGCACTGGCCGTGGAGGCCGGCGTGAATGCCGCCCTGCGCGTGGTGGCGCGGCAGGCGGCGGCGGGGACGCTGCCGCCCGCGCTGGCCGCGCAGGTGCCGCTGGCCAATGCCAGGGCGGGGGAAAGCGGCGGGCGCAGCCTGTCGCTGCCGACCCTGAAACGCTGGTGGGGCGTGTGGAACCGCAGCGGTTTTTCGGCCCTGTCGCTGGTGCCGCAGGCCACCAGCCGGGGGCCTTTGGTGCCGGTCTGGGCGGCGCCCTTCCTGGCGGCCTGGCGCCTGCCGTCGAAACCCTCGGTGCCCGACGCGCTGTCCCGCATGGTGTTGCCCGACGGCGTGGCGCGGCCCAGCGAGAACCAGGCCCGCCTGTTCCTGTCGCGCCTGCCGGTTCTGGAGCGCGAAAAGGGGCGCATGGGGCCGGCGGCGATGAAGGCCCTGCGGCCCTTCATCCGGCGCGCCACCGACGGGATGGAGCCGCTGGACATTGTCATCGCCGATGGGTTCACGGCCAAGCATGATGTGGCCCACCCGATCCATGGCCGTCCCTTTGCCCCGGAACTGACGGTGGTGCGCTGTGTCGTGACGCGGCGCGTCATCGGCTGGTCCGCCGGGCTGGCGGAGAGCACCTGGACCGTCATGGATGCCTATGCCGATGCGGCGCGCAAGGCTGGGCTGTGGGCGGTCGCCTATACCGATAACGGGGCCGGGTTCCGGTCCAAGCTGAATATCGGGGAACTGGCGGGGTTGCAGGGGCGGCTGGGGGCCACGCACAGCCTGGGAACGCCCGGCAACCCGCAGGCGCGCGGCCAGATCGAACGCGGCTGGGACCGGTTGTTCATCCAGCCCGCCAAGCTGCTGCCCAGTTTCAAGGGGGCGGACATGGATGAAGAGGCACGCCGCCGCATCAGCCGCCGCATTGACCAGGATATCAAGCAGCACGGGGCATCGCCCCTGTTGCAGGAATGGGCCGACTTCCTGCGCTGGGCCGGGGACTGCGTGGCCGCCTATAATGCCGCCCCGCATCAGGGCCTGCCCCGGATGCGCGACCCGGTGACGGGCAAGCGCCGGCATCTGTCGCCCGATGAGGCCTGGCGGAACCATCTGGACCAGGGCTGGACGCCGATCCGGCTGCCGCCGGAGGAGGCGGATGATCTGTTCCGCCCGCATGTGGTGCGGCAGGTGCGGCGCGGCGAGGTGCTGCTGTTCAACAATGCCTATTTCCATGCCGATCTGGCCGATCACCATGGCGAGACGGTGCAGGTCGGGTTCGATATCCACGACCCGTCGCGCGTCTGGGTGCGCCGCCTGTCGGGCGTGCTGATCGCCGTGGCGGAGGCGGGGGGCAATGTCCGGCCCTATATCGACCGGCTGCGCCTGGACCGCGCGCGGCGCCGGTTGCGGCCTGTGGAGGCCAAACGCGCGGAGATCCTGGCCGAACTGGGCCTGGCCGCCGAGGGGGCGGGGTTGATCGAGGGGGTGGCGCTGCCGGTGGAACCGGCGGTGGCGGTGCCGGGCGGGGACGATGTCCGGCCCGACTTCTTCGCCAGCGACCTTGCCATGTATGCCTGGTGCGCGGCCCATCCCGATCAGGCCACGCCCCATGACCGCACCTATCTGGCCGAGGCGGCGGCAGGCGATGCGCGCCTGGCCCGCGCCATGGCCGAGCATGACCGCCGGCATGGCACGGCCCTGTCTTCCCTGCTGCTCCCCCTGTCCTGTGATGGAGACACGCCATGAAAACGGCTTTTGCCACCACCAGCAATTCCATCGCCTTTGACGAGGCGGTGCGGGCATTGGCCCGGCGCGGCGCGCGCGAAGCGTCGTGGCTGCTGCTCTGCGGTCCCGCCGGCCATGGCAAATCGGCACTGGCCCGGCATTATGCGGCAGAAGAAGGCGGGGTTTACCTGCGCGCCAAGGCGCATTGGACGCCGGCCTCGTTGCTGGCCGAGCTGGTGCAGGGCTTAGGCCAAGTGCCCGAACGCGGCAATGCCGGCAACTTCGCCCTGGCGGCGCGTGTGCTGTGCAGCCAGCCGCGCCCCCTGGTGGTGGATGAGATCGACCATGTGCTGGGCCGGCGCGAGGCGCTGGAAAGCTTGCGCGACCTGTCGGATGTGACGGGGGCCGGCATTGTCGTGGTGGGGATGGAGGAGGCCGAACGCCGCCTGAAACGTTTCCCCCAGGTCTATAGCCGTATCAGCCAGGTGGTGCGCACCCGCGCCCAGGACCGGGGCTTTGTGGCCGCCATCCTGGCCGACCTGTGCGAGGTGGCGGTGGAGGATGGCGTCGCCGATATCGTGCTGTCCCAGACGGGCGGTCACCTGCGCGAGATCCTGGACGCCATCGCCATGATCGAGGCCATTGGTCGCCGTCAGGGTGCCGGCGCCTGTGTCACCGCCGCCATGGCCAAGGCGGCACCGCTGACCGGGGGCCGCGCCGCGCGGCCGGGACGGTGAGCGATGAAGAGTTTGTCGCTTTCCCTGGCAGAGCAGGAACGGGTGCGGCGGCGCGACAGCCTGCCCGTGCTGCCCGATGCCTACGCCCCGCTGCTGCGTCTGGTCGGGCCGACGCGGACCCTGCGCTTCATCCGCCGCTATGGCGGGACCGAGGCCCGCTTTCCCGCCCGGCCGGGACCCGACCATGAGATGGTGGGGATATTGGGCCGGCGCGGGGTGGCGCTGCTGCGGGCCGACTATGGCGCGCTGGACCTGCATTGGCCGGCGGCATCCGACTATCTGGCCCTGATCGATGCCCGCGCCCTGCGGGTCAAGGGCTGGAGCGTGCGGGAGATCGCGCGGCGGCTGTACCGCGATCCCAAGACCATCGAGCGCTATGTGAAGGGGGTGCGGGTGGCGGGGGGAAGGCGGCGGGGACGGGGGAAGGAGCGGGCGGGGGTGCTGCCGCTGTTTGAATGGGCGGGAGGCGGCGTGGTGGCACCCCCTTTAGGTCAGGTCGAGCCGCAAGGCGGACCCTGACAGGATTGGATTGAAAGCCTTTTCTGTCAGGGCGAGGCTCCGCCTCGACCTGACCTACGGCTGAAACCGGCCCCATTGCGCCATGTTCACCTGAAACGCCGTCGCGGCGACCTGTTTCAGGGCCGGGGACGGGTGCAGGTCGGTATGGCGGTCGAACCAGTCCAGAACCTCCGCCATGCGCCACAGGCTGCTGGCCCCGGCATGCACGGGGGCGGGGAAGGGGACCTTCACCGCGCGGATCGTGCCGGCGGCATATTTCTGGATATTCTGCTTTGAACAGCCGAACGCCGCGGCCATATCGGCCAGCGTGACCAGATCGGGCGCCACCTCGATCAATTGGGCGCCGGGAATGGCGCGGGCAACGTCTTCCAGGGCCGTTTCCACCGCCGCCTGTGCTGTAGCAGCGGCCCGCGTGAAATCCAGCGCGATCAGGCCCGGACGGCCCACGCCCACCGTGGCATCATCACACCCCGCCTCAAACAGCGCATCCAGCCAGCCGGCAGGATCGGCCCCGTCGGCGGGCAGCCGGAACCGCAGGACAAAGCTCCAGTCCATTTAACGCTCCTTTGAGCCCTTCTTCCCCGCATCCCTGTGGATGCAGTGATCGACACAGCGCCGGATCTTCGCCGCTTCATGCTCCGGCACGCGGGGCGTTGACCAGATGGAGATCTGGCAGAATTCCCCGCACCGGCATTCCGCGTCCCGATGCGGGCAGCGGATCATGCCCCAGCAATGCCCCCGCCCTTCCACAACCACCCATCCCGCCGCCACGGCATCGGCACGTTCTGTCCGTTGCTCCAAGGTGGGGGAGTGAGGATTGGTTGTCAATGGACAACTGTTGTTAATGCCGGGGTTGACGATCAGCATTGCACGTCATGATCGGTATGAGTTCAAGTAAATTCACCGATGCGGCAACATAATCTCACCGCGTAAAAGGAATTAAACCCTATTCCGCCCCCGCGCCCGTCCGGGGGGCGCATACACTTGGTTCCTGGCACTTTCCTGTCACCGGATGTGATGCCGGCGCGGGTCTGGGTGGGGTGGAATGAGGACAGATGTCCTGAAACCCACCCCTTCCGCCCCGCACCCCAGACACCAAACCCGTGACCGGCGCCGGCCCCTGGCCGTCTGCGCCCGCCCAGGAGAGCTATCCATGGCCGTTCCTTACAAGTGGGACACGAAGGTCGTGTTCCTGACGCCCGAGATGACCAAGGGCACCGTTGCCACGCTGGCCGATACTGACGCGCTGATCACCATGAACGGCGCCATCACGCCCATGGATGGCGGCGAGGTGGAGCTGGCGCTGGATGGCCGTCAGGCCGCCGCGCGCGAGGCCTATACCACCAACCTGCATCAGTCGGTGTCGTTCGAGGTGCCGCTGTGCCCGCCGTCGGCTGCCGCCACGGCCCCGCATTGGGGCACCGCCGCCCGCCTGATGAGCCTGGCGGAAACCATCGTGTCCACGACCCGCGTCGAATATTCCCCGACCCTGACGGCGCAGGAAAGCTTCACCTGCCGCTTCTATCGCGATGGCGAGCTGCGCGTGCTGGCCGGTCTGATGGGCGGTGGGTCCATCCGTCTGCCCAATGGCCAGGTGCCGATCCTGTCGGTGCAGGGCAAGGGCGCCTATACGGCCCCGACGGCGGCCAGCGCCCCGCCGCAGACGCCCAACTACAGCTCTTACCGCACGCCGGCGGTGATCAGCGATGAGCATACGCCCATCGTGAAGCTGGGCGGTGTCGATATCGCCTTTGAAAGCCTGGAGATCGACCTGGGCAATGCCGCCACCTTCTCCAACCGCCCGAACTATTCCGGCGCGGAGGTGAATGCTTTCAACCCGACCGGCACCCTGACCTTCCTGGCCCCGGCGCTCGGCACCCTGAATGTCGAGGCCATGCTGGACAGTAAGGTGGCGTTCCAGCTGGTGCATTACACGGCGGCCGGCACCCAGATCGGCTTCACCGCCGACGCCGTACAGGTGGGCCGCGTCACGCAGCAGGACCTGAACGGCAATGTCGCCCTGTCGGTCCCCGTCCGCTTCACCCGCCCGGCCAGCGGCCCGGCCTTCAAGCTGTGGTCCGGCACGGCGCCGGTTTGATTTGTGACGCCGGTGGGAGGGCGGCTGACCCCTGTCCTCCTGCCGGTTCTGCCTTGCTTGCGTCTCTCTCTACCACCTCTCCCCCACGCTCCAACGCCTCCCCGGCGAAGGGGCGCGAGGGCAGGAAGAGTTCGCCACCCCCATCCATTCCATTCCGAAAGGTATTCCCCAATGGGCCTGATCCTTGCCCCCCGTCACTATGAATGGCCGGTGCATGTGCCGGTTCCCAATCCCGGTATTCCGGGGCAGTTCGAGACCCGCCGTCTGGTCGCACGGTTTCAGCCGCTGCCCAATTCCGAAGAAGAGGAACTGCTGACGGGTCTCGCCCGTGCGGGCCGGCAGCGCGACCAGCGGCGTGAACGCCTGCGCCTGACCCTGAAGGGTCTTGCCGGCCTGACCGACCGCGACGGGGAGGAGATCGCCTTCGACGAGGAGGTGATGGACCAGGTGCTGGACGATGCCCGTCTGGTGGCGGCGCTCGACAAGGCCTACATGGCGTCGGTCGCGGGCGTGGAGCCGGGCAAGCCAGCCGCCGTCAAGGAAGGCTATGTCCTTGATCAGTCCAACAGTTTCAAGTTCCCCATTGAGGTGGAACTGCCCGATCCGGCCCGTCCGGGCCGCACCGTCACGCATCGCCTGATGGGCACGTTCAAGGAGCTGGGCCTGTCGGCGGCGGTGTCCAGCCGCGATCTGGCGGGCGATGCCACCTTGGATGTGCAGGGTTTCCAGACGCCGGACGGCAAGCCGGTGCCGTGGGATCAGGCCAAGAAGGTGGCGCTGGATGATCCGGCCATCACCAACGCCCTGCTGGTGGCGTACCAGCGCGGTCTGGACGGGGTCGCGGTACAGGCGCGCCGCGAAAAAAACTGAGAGAGGCTGCCCGGTTCTGGGGAAAGCGGCGCCATGGCGTCGCCACACCCCGGGCGGATGGCGAACTGATCGCCGACCTTGAACGGTCGGGCATGCCGAAAGCAGCGGCAGAACAGTTCGCCGCCGACCTCCGGGCGGCCGAAGGCACAGGCGCGGAGACCTGCCCGGTCCGCCCTGATTGCTGGGACATCGTCATGGCGTGGCGCGTGGTCGCCACGCAATGGCGTGTCGCCGCCCTGGGTGGAATGGGGGGCGGCGTCGCGTGGCTGAGCCTGGATTATGCAGGCGTGGCCGCCGGGCTGGCGGGGATGGAAAAAGGAGGAGCTGAACCGATGAGCGGTCCCAACACAATCACCATCCAGGTGGACAATAGCGGCGCCCTGATGGCTATCCGGGAGGTGACCGGCGCTGTCCAGGCGCTGGCCGAGCAGGCGCGCACCACACAGGTGGCCATCACGGCCCTGACCAGGGCGGCCAGCGGGCAGACGTCCTCCGCCCGCCCTGCTGCCGCCGCGCCGGCCCAGGCGGCCAATCCCAACGATGAGGCCCGCAAAAAGGAAATCGCGGAGGCGAACAAGCAGGCCGAGGGCCTGCAACGCCTGATCGCAATCCATAAGCTGGAAGCAGATGGCAGTGCCAAGGCCCGTGTGGCCCTGGTGGAACTGGCCAAGGCCCGCGATCTGGCCAATCTGGCCGCCGAGCAAGAGAAGGAGATGGCTGCGGCCCAGGCCGGCCAGATTGGCGCCATCGCCGAGCATTACGCCATCCTGCGCGCCGCCGTGGAGGAGACAGCCACCGCCCAGGCAGAGGCGGCGCAGAAGGGTCTGGCCGAGGCCGAGGCATCCAAGAAGCAGCTGGAAACCATCACCAAGGGCTGGAGCGACGCCCTTCTGGCCGAAATCATGGGCAAGACCGGGTCCATGAAAAAGGCCATCAAGGATCTGTTCAAGCAGATCGCGGCGGAGGCCATCAAAAGCCGCGTGATCGTACCGATCAGCGGTCTGGTCACCTCCATCGCGGGGGCCGCCGGCATTTCCAGCCTGTTGGGCACCGCCACGCCTGCCGCCGCCGGTGGTGCGCCGGGCAGCACCAGCATCCTGGACAGCCTGACAGGCGGTCTGGACAAGATCGTGGGCGGCCTGGAAAAGGGCTTTGGCAAGCTGGGCGAAACGCTGTTCGGCCTGCCCGGCAAGCGTGGCACCGCCACAGAGGGGCTGTTTGGCCGCGCGGGTGAGCTGTTTGGCTCCACCGATCTGGCCCAAGGTGTGACAGGGGCGCTGGGCGGCGCCGGTCTGGGTGCCACCGCCGCCGGCCTGCTGGGCGCGCTGGGCATCGGCAAGGGCAATACCAAGGGCGGGGCCATCGGGGGTGCCATTGGCGGGGCGGCGGGCAGCATTTTCGGGCCGCTGGGCACGACGGTGGGCAGCCTGCTGGGCGGGGCCATCGGGTCGCTGTTCGGGGGCAAGCCGTCCAACAAGGAAGGCAGCGCCACCATCGACCTGAACAGCGGCAATGTCGCCGTCGGCGGCTTCACGGGCAAGAAATTCAGCCAGGAGAACCGCGATCAGGCCTCTGGCATCGCCAATCAGGTCCTGTCGATCAAAAGCGCGCTGGAGAAGGGCTTCGGCGCGCGGATCACGGGCACCCTGGCCGTCGGCGCCGGCGACCGCGACGGCCTGTTCGCCACCGCCATCAACAGTTCGGCGCGCACCAAGTTCAAGGATGACAAGGAGGGCGCGCAGCAGCTTCTGGCCTATGTCACGGGTCAGTTCGTGACCGCCATCCGCGATCAGCTGTCGCCCGCCATGTCGGCGGCCCTGGGCCGCGTCGATTTCAAGGACATGGAAAAGGCCCTGGGCGACCTGGATTTCATCAGCAATTTCGAGGATAGCCTGAGCGCGCTGGGTGAGGGCATGGGCGTGGTCAACAAGGTCACCCGTGAGGCCAAGGCCGAGGTGGATACCCAGATCCAGGCCCTGAAGGATTTCAAGGAAAAGACCGCCCGCCTGTTCCCCGACGATGTGGATCGGGCCAGCACGGCCATGCGCGTTTATGTCGAGGAACTGGTCGGCATCACCGACGCCGCCGAACCGATGAGCCAGGTGGAGACCGCCCTGATGGCGCTCCAGGCCCGGTTTGAGGCCTATAAGCCCTTGCTGGAGGAGGTGGGCTATACGGCAGAACAGGCACAGACCGCCATCGCCAACGGCCTGCAAAAGGCCAAGGACAAGTTGAAGGATGAGTTCAACAATACCCAGACCCGTACCCTGCGTGAGGCCACGGGCCAGGGTTACCTGAATCAGGTCGATGACCTGAAGAAGGGGTTGGATACGGGCCTGCGCGATGCGGCGGCGGTGGGCGGCGATGCCGGGCTGGTGCGGCAGTCGGTGACGGCGCAGCTGCAAGCCCTGCTGGGCAATGGCAACCTGGACAAGGCGCAGTTGCAGGGCGTCATCGACCTTTTCGGCAATGGCTTCCCCGAAGCCGCCGCGGTCGCGCGCGATGCCATGCAGGGCCTGATCGACCGCACCGGCGAGATTGCCCGGATGAACCAGGGCTTCGCCGACCGGCTGTTCGCGGCCACCAACGACACCGCCACCAAGGCGGGCGCCCTGGCGGCCTTTGACCGGCAGGCGACGGCAGAAAGGCTGGAGATCGCCAAGAAGGCCGGCGCGGACCTTGCCACCTATGACCAGGCCGTGGCCGCCGAGCGGCTGCGCATTGAGAAGGATTTCGCCGACCGTCTGGCGGCCACCAACCTGTCCATCCAGGACCGGCTGTTCGCGGCCACCAATGACACTGCCACCGAAACCGGCGCCCTGGCCGCCCTGAACCGGCAGGTGGCGCGCGAACGGCTGGAGCTGGCGAAGGTCACCGGGACCGATCTGGTCGCGTTCGACGCGGCGGTGGCGGCGGAGCGGACCCGTATCCAGCAGGAATTCGCCGACCGGCAGGCCGCCGAACAGCAGGCCGCCAATGAGCGTCTGACCGCTGCCAACCAGTCGATCCAGGACCGGCTGTTCGCCGCCACGACCGACACGGCCACCGAAGCGGGTGCGCTGGCCGCGCTGAACCGGCAGGCGGCGCGGGAGCGGCTGGAGCTGGAAAAGATCACAGGTGCCGATCTGATCAGCTTTGATCAGGCCGTTGCCGCCGAGCGGCTGCGCATCGAGAAGGATTTCGCCGACCGTCTGGTCGCCACCAACCTGTCGATCCAGGACCGGCTATTCGCCGCCACGACCGACACGTCCACGCAGGCAGGTGCCCTGGCGGCCCTGAACCGCAAGGCGGCGCAGGAGCGGCTGGAACTTGCCAAGATCGACGGTGCCGATCTGATCAGCTTCGACCGGGCCGTGGCCGCCGAGCGGCTGCGCGTCGAGAAGGATTTCGCGGACCGTCTGGCCGCCACCAACCTGTCCATCCAGGACCGGCTGTTCGCCGCCACGACCGACACGTCCACCAAAGCCGGCGCCCTGGCCGCCTTTGACCGGCAGGTGACGCGGGAGCGTCTGGAGCTGACCAAGGTGGCGGGTGCCGATCTGATCAGCTTCGACCGGGCCGTAGCCGCCGAACGGCTGCGTATCGAGCAGGACTTTGCCCAGCGTCTGGCGGCCACCAACCTGTCCATCCAGGACCGGCTGTTCGCGGCCAGCACTGACACGGCCACCCTGACAGGTGCCCTGGCCGCCTTTGACCGCAAGGTGGCGCAGGAACGGACTGAACTGGCCCGGACCACCGGCGTTGATCTGATCAGCTTTGACCGGGCCACCAGCCTGGAACGGCTGGCCATTCAGCGCCAGTTCGCCGAACAGGTGGCCGCCATCGATCGTGGCTTCGCCGACCGGCTGTTCAACGCCACCAATGATGCCTCGACGCTGACGGGCGCTCTGGCCGCCTTTGACCGCGATGCCGCGCGGGAGCGGGAAGAGGCGGCGAAGAATGCCGGCGTCAATCTGGCCCTGCTGGAACAGGCGCTGGGGGCCGAGCGCGCCCGCATCATCAAGGATTTCAACGACCGCTCCATCGAAGAGGCCCAGGCCAAGGCCGATCAGGCCCGCGATACCCTGATCGCGGCCTATGAGCGGGAGGCCGACGCCGCCCGCAGCCTGGCCGCGTCCTGGAAACAGGCCGGCGACGGCATCCGCGCCGCCCTGACCGGTGATCAGCTGTCCGATCAATATTCCGGCCTGAACCCCGAACAGCGGGCCAAGCTGGCGGAGGACGAGCTGCGCCGTCTGGCCGCCCGCGCCAATGATGCCAGCCTGTCCGCCGACGAACGGCTGGCCGCCGCCCAGGCCCTGCCAGAGGCGCGCCGCGCCTTCCTGGATGCTGTCCGCCCGCTTTATGAGGGGACGGAACGCTGGGGGGCCGCCCTGGACCTGTCGGCACAGTTGCTGGACAACGTCGCCCTGGCGGCCACGCGCGAGGTGGATATCGCCCAGCAACAGGTCGATCTGGCACAGCAGCAGCTGACGGCGCTGGGCGTGGTCAACCAATCGGTGCTGACGGTGGCCCAGGCGCTCGCCGATTATCAGGCGGCCCAGGCCCAGGTGGCGGCCGCCCGCGCCGCCGCCCAGGCCCCGGTGCCCACACCGGCCAGCCCCGCGGGCGTACCGGCCAACGCCAACCAGCCGGCCCTGACGCGCGAGAAGTTGAAAGCCGACCTGGGGGTCGTGGCCCTTGCGGGTGGCACCCAATTCGGCACTGAAACCATCCAGCAATATCAAGGTCCCAATGGCCGCAAGCTGAGCCTGTTCAAGAGCGATCTGGACAGCCGGCCTGTGGAATATCTGTCGGAAATGGCGCGCCAGCTGGGGCTGGCCGGGTACCAGCAGGGTGGCCTTGTCGGCAATGGCATCCGGGGCGTGGATAGCGTCCTGGCCCGCTATCAGGAGGGCGGCTTCATCGGTCTGGCGGGGGGCGAGTTCGTCACCCGCGCCACGTCCGTCACGCCCGACACGCTGCCGCTGCTGCGCGCCATCAATGACAGCGGGCGGCCGCCGCCCAGCCTGTCCGGCATTCCGGATACGGGCCGCCTGGAACGGCTGCTGCAAGACCTGCTGGTGCAGACCAGCAGCGGCGACCGCACCCTGACCGAGGTCAATGCCCGTGGCTATGAGGCGCTGATCACCCGCCTGGAAGGCCTGCTGTCCCAGGGCCAGGAACAGGCCGCCGACCGGCGGAGGGCAGCACGATGAGCGCCCGGACAAGCATCATCCATCTGGTCGACTGGACCGTCTGGAACAACCTGACCGGCGCCACCGAAATCTGGCGCTTTACCGAGGCGCGGGACGGGTATCGCCAGGGGGCCACGCAATGGCTGCCCAACCTGATCGCCGGTCCCGTCCTGGGCCAGCATCTGTGCGGCGACAGCCTGGGCAGCCCCGCCACGCTGGAGGGAGGAGACCTGACCCTGGTCACCACCAACCTGCCGCGTGGCCCCGGCAATGCCCGCTTCCCCGATGATTACAGTTTCGAAGGCCACCCGGTCGTCATCCGCCGGGGCACATCGGGCACCGCACCCGCCGCCATGACCATCGTCGTCAATGGCCTGTGCAATGAGGTGCAGCCGATGAAAACCCGCCTGACCGGCAGGATCAGCGGGCGGGAGGCGCGCTATGACCAGCCGCTCTCCCCCGCCTATGCCGGCACCGGCGGGGGGGAAGGCGGGGCCGACCGGACGGGCCGCCCCCTGCCGTTTGGCGTGGGGTCGGTGGACGGTGTGGAGGGCGATTATCTGGGTCTGGTCGGCGGCCTGCATTCCTGGCGTCTGGCCCCCTCGCTGGCCGATGTCCGGGCCGGCTGGGTTGGCTGTTCGGCGCTCACCAAGGTGACGGGCACGCCCAGCACGGGGCAGTTCAGCGTCACCGCCGCCACCGGCCTGGTACAGGTGGGCGGGGCGGCCCTGGCCGGTTTCCCCTATAGCTGGGATGTCGATTATGACGCCGCCGGTGCCCGCAGCATCGCGCATGGCTTGCAAAAGCTGGCGCTGCGCGTGCCCGGCACATCCATCCGCCCCGGTGCCGTCACGGCGCTGGCAGCATCCCTGCCCGATGAGATCGGCTGGTGCTGGACCGGCGATGTGACGGTGCGTCAGGCCCTGACCGATCTGGCCTCCCGCTCGCTCTGCTGGTGGCTGGAGGATGCGGCGGGCCTTCTGGATATGGGGGCGCTCGCCATTCCCGCCGGGGCCGTGTCGGTGGCGGATTTCGACCGGCAGACCATTGTGCGCGGGTCGGCCCGGCTGTCGTCCGGCTGGCCCTCTGCCGGCGGTCTGATCCCGTCGCGCATCGACCTGGCCTTTGGTCGCTGCCCGCGTGTCCACAGCGCGCAGGAGGTGCAGGGCGCGGCCGATGCCACCCGCCGCGCCTATGCCACCCTGGAATGGCGGCAGGCCGGGGCCAGCCTGTCCGGCCCCGTCGGTGCAAGACCGGCCGCACAGCCGTTGCTGATGGAGACCCCCCTGCGCAATGCGGCGGCAGCCTATGCCGAGGCGGCGCGCCGGGCGGCGTTCGGCCCTGTCCGGTTCCTGGATCTGCGCGTGCTGGGTCCTGTCGTGCCGCGCGGGTCCATCGTCACCGTCACCTTGGACTATCCCGGCCTGCGCAGCCCCAAAAAGGCCCGCATCCTGTCCGTCGTCCCCAGGCCGCGCGGGGGCGCGGCCGATTACCGCCTCTGGGTGTCGCCATGACCATCACACCGCTGATCCTGATCGGCCATTCCAACCGCGTGTCCTCTGCCACCATCACCGGCGGTTCCTGGACCGGCAGCCGCGATCTGGTGAAGACCAGGCCCACGGGCACCCGCCTGATCGCCAGCTCCAACGCGCTGTCGGCCACGAAACTGACCCTCACCTGGGCCCGGCCACAGCCGATCCAGATGCTGGCCGTCGTGGGCCATAATGGCAGCCGCAACGGCCTGATGCGCTGGTCCGCCTATGAGGGCGCGACCTTGCGCTATCAAGGCGCCTGGCTGGACATGAAGGCGCCGGTGGCCAGCACCTATGCCCTGTCCTGGTACGATTTCGGCCTGTTCACGGGCAAGCCGGAGGATGAATTCTACGCCCGCTACCCTTCACAGGTCTTCGACTACCTGCCCGCCACCATCGGGGCCGACCGGATCGAGCTGGAATTCGACGATCAGACGAATACCGAACCCCTGTCCATCGGCTTCATCGCCGCCATGCAGGTCTGGCAGCCCTCGGTGGCGCCTGAATGGCCGCTCTCCATCAGCCCGCGCACCGTGTCGGAGATGGAGGTGACGGAAGGCGATGTGGAGCTGGGCGTGGAGGGCGCGCCCGTGCGCGAAACCCGCCTCACCTTCGCCCATCTGCCAGAAGCCGACGGCATCCGCCTGAACCGGATTCAGCGCGAAGCGGGGGAAACGGGCGAACTCTGGCTCGATATCGACCCGCAGGCCCACGGCGCCATGACCACTTACGACCGCGCCATGCTCTGCCGTCAGGTCGACCCCGAGGGCGTGACCTTCAACGAGTTCTGGCGCGCGTCCGGCGCCCGCCTGTTCCGGGAGGTTTTTTAAAAGGACCCACCCCTCCGCTTTCCCAATCATCCACCCTTGGCTTTAGGAGTTGCGCAGATGCCCGCATCCCCCGCCCTGACCCGCCTGTCCAGCGGGCACTATAATACCGGCGACTGGAACGCCACCACCAACCAGGGCGGCATGGGCGGCGACGGCCACCGCCAGGCCCTCGTCCCGCCCAAACCGCCGCAGACGGGGTCCTACCCCGTGCTGACCAGCGATATCGCGGCGGTGGCGGCGGAGATCACGGGCAATGTCGATGCCGCGGCATCCAGTGCCCAGGCCGCCGCCGCCGCGCTGATCGCCACACAGACGGCCGCCACACAGGCTATCGCCAATATCGGAACATTAGCGACCGGCCTGATGGGCGGCGATACCGTACAGGCGATATCGAACAGCACGCTGACCACCGCCGTCGGGGTGCCGCAGGTGTTTCAGGTGCCGGCGGGAAAGGCCTATCTGGCGGGCATGCCCGTCCGGTTTGCGGCCCGCCCGCCCGCAACCGTGATCCTGGACGGACGCATCGACAGTTACGACCGCACCACGGGGGCTGGCACTTTCACGGCCCTGCGCTTCGACGGTACCGGTTCCGCTGCGTCCTGGAACGTCATGCTGATCGGCCAGCCGGTCGAAGCCGTGGGCGGCTATCAGGCCTATCTGACCGAGGTACCGTCGCTGGCGCAGTGGGAGACGGTAACCATCTCCACCCCCGGCATCGCCAGCCAGGCCGCCGCCCGCCGCCGCGTCGTCACGGTGCTGGAGGCCGGGGTGTCACCGCAGGCCTTCACGAATATCGACCCGTTCAATTTCGCCGACCGCACGAAGTTCAGCTTCGCGCAGACCGTGGGCAGCGTCGGCCTGACCATTCCCGTGGCATGGCAGTCGCAGACCGGCGTCAATCTCGGGTCCAGCTATTGGAGTTCCAAGAACAGCGTGCAGATCCTGGACATGGCACCGACCATCGCCGTCATCATCTGGCTGGCCTCGGACACGCTGTCGGTCCAGGTGGTGAACTATGCCAACCCGTCGGCCCCGACCCTGGGGACGGTCAACAACCTGACCAGCGGCTTGGGTTTCAGCCAGTTCCGTGCCGTGCGCATCAACACCTCGCAGTTCGGGATCGCCACCTACCGCAGCAATGGTTATATCGGCGGCGTCAGCTGTTATCTCAGTGGCAACAGCGTCGGTAGCTACGGGTCGAATTATTCAGGGTGGCAGAGCGGCTATTCTGATGGCGACAGTAATTTTTCTGCAAATTTCAGCGACATCACCTTCGCCATTTCTGCCACCGGCGGCACCAATGCCCGTGCCCACATTCCCGCCACCCGATCTGGTTCCAGCGGAACCTACTATGGCTGGATGGAGGTGTATTTCTATACATCCGGCGCTTCGATCACGACGAACGGCAATTTGAACGGCCTCAATCTCAGCGGCGTTTCAAGTTCCCTGCAATTCTGTCCCCTGCATACCGGTGCGCTGATGGCGGTCGGTAACGGTGTCTTGACCTCCAGCTATAACAGCCTGCCGACGGGCACCCGTTTTGTGGCCTTCAGCTTTCTGGGTTCTGAAAATGCCGGCAATCTGACGGTCCTGGATTGCGGTGGCACCCTCACGCCTTTCATTCTGGGCGCCGGTCCTTGCGCCAGCGACAGCGGGGCGGAGGCCTGGGTGGCCTATGGTGCCTCCAACCCGGCGGCGACCAGTACCGTGCGCTTTGCCTATGTCACGATCAGCCGGTCGGGCAGCACCCTGACGGCGTCTGCCCCGATCTTCGATGCGGCAGCGCCCGCCTCGCCCCCCTGGTACAGCACGCTGAACACTCTCTATGACGGCTATCCCGGCCATACCTATGCCTATCGGCGCACGGGCGGCCTCGCCCTGCGGTTGGCGGGCACGTCGATCGCCACGCTGGACATCCAGATGCCGGCGCATCTGTCCAACAACCGGGCCTGGGGCTTCACGATCCCGGATGGCAACAGCATGATACCAGTCTCCTTCTCGGGGGCGCAGGCCGTGCTGGCGTCCGGCAACTGGCAGGGTGGCGATATCGGCCGCACGCTCTATCTGCCGGGCGGCACGGCCCGTATCGCCTCGGTATCGCTGGGCACCGCGACGCTGGAGCGGGCATCGGGCAGCATCCTCGGCACAACTGCTGGGGCCGGTGCCTGGTTCCTGTCACCGCTTTTCTTCTCCGGGGGCCATATCCTGGGCAGCGCTGAAACCCCTGTCATCGCCACGGCTGCTGCCGGGCAGCTCAATGCCCGGCGCTGGAAATCCTTCAATGGCGTGACGGCGGTCGCCTCGGGTAGCGTCTTTATAACGTTTTCCTTCGACAACCGGCGCACCTGGCGTGTGCTGTCGGGCGGGGTCAGCCGCATCATCGCCTCCGATCGGGCCGCAGATCATGGCGGGACCGACGGCGTCTGGTATGCGCGCAGTTCCGGCTCGGGATGGTCAGGCCCCAAGGCCGACATGCTGACGGCCCTGCGCGACGCCATCGCCGCCGGCGGGGCCAATCAGACCGCGCCCTCGGCCTATGCCAGTGCAACGGCCATGAACCAGACGGGCTGGACCGCCGGCTGGAACGCCACCGTGGACTATGCCTTCTACCTCGCCAACCCGTCGGCTTCCGTCGACAGCCTGACGGTCAGTTACAGCACTTATGAGCAGTTCCGCCCGGTGGACGGCGCCTCGATCCAGCTGCGCTCGGACGATCTGGAGGGGGTGATGGTGACGCGCATTGCAGCGGGCAGCAGCACCAGCCTGCGGATCCATGTCCAGTATTGATACAGAAAGGAACAGAGGATCATGATTGATGATTTCCTGGCTATGGTTGATGCTGCTGCTGAACAGCGTCGCGCCGGTCTGGTGACTGTGGCACCGGGCCAGATGCTGGCCTATATCGCCAAAGAAGCGGAGGCGCGCCGCTTCCTGGCCGACCACACCGCCGGCATGCTGGCCAGCCCGACCGCCTATCCCTGGCTTTTGTCGGAGGTGGGCATCACGGCACCAGCCACCGGCGACATCACCGCCGACCTTGGTGCGGTCGCCGACACGATCCTGACCGCCGCCGCTACCTTCGCTGCAAAGGCCACCGCCATCGAAGCCACCCGCCTTGCCACCAAACAGGCCATCCGTGCCACCACCTGCGCCGAAGAAGCCGCCACCCTGATCACCTCCCTCACCTGGCCCTGACCCACCCCCCGTCCCACCGGTATCAAACCGGCGCGGGCGGGGGATCAAAGCGGGGGAGGGGGGATAGCTGTCGAACCCTCCAAGGCTCGCTCCAGTGGCCCCCCGCGCCCTTTCCCAACTGGCCCCCCGCGTGACGGCAACGTCCGGTTCCCGCTGGACGGCGGGGGTGGGGGGAGGGGCATAATGCCGGTCCTTCCGTTCGGACCCTGGTGAAGGCAACAAACGCATGATCTCCGCTTCCCCCACCCGCCGCCAGCTGCTGGCCGGCACGGCATCACTGGCGACATTGTCCATGATGCCCGGTGCCATCGCCGCCACCGGCGGTGACGCCACCGCCAAAGCACTGAGTTTCCTGGATCAGCTGACAGAGCAGATCCTGGCCTGGTATCCGGAGAACGCCACGCAGCTGGGCATCGACAAGGATGCCCGCGCCGGCCTGCGCGCACAGCTGGGTGATCGGTCGCTGGCCGGGATTGAGGCGCAGCGTGGGGTGGTGAGGAACCAACTGGCCGCCGTCAAGGCCCTGGACCGCAGCGGCCTGACGGCGGAGATGCAGGCCAATCTGGAGGTGGCGCAGGCCACGCTGGAACTGTCGGCCACGGGGCATGGTTTCCGCTTTGGCGATATGGCGCTGCTGAACCAGAGCTATTCCTATCGCAACAGCCCCTATGCCGTGGCCCAGAATCTGGGTGCCTTTGTCGAGGTGCCGGACTTCCTGACCAGCCAGCACAAGATCGAGCGCAGGGAGGATGCAGACAGCTACCTGTCGCGCCTGACCCAATATGCCACAGCACTGGATGCGGAGACGGAGCGGCTGCGCGTGGAAGGCGGGCAGGGTGTCACCTTGCCGGATTTCCTGCTGGACAAGGCCATCGGCCAATATACCCGCGCTATCGCCGCCCCGGTGGCGGAATGGGAGATCGTGAAACATTTTGAGGCAGGCGCCAAGCACGTGGGCCATGCCAAGCCGGGCGAGGCGCTGTCCATCGTCACCGGCAAGGTCCTGCCGGCCCTGAAGCGTCAGCAGGCGGTGATGGAGGAACAGCGCCGAACGGCGCGCGGCGATGCCGGCGTCTGGGCCTTGCCGCAGGGGGCGGATTATTACGCCTGGGCGCTCAGTGCCGCGACCACCACCAGCCTGTCGCCGGACGAGGTGCATGCCATGGGGCTGGAGCAGCTGAAAATGCTGCAATCCCGCATGGAGCCGCTGCTGCGCGCCCAGGCCCTGACCCAGGGGACGGTGGGCGAACGCATGGCCGCACTGGGCAAGGACCCCCGATATCTGTGGCCCAATGATGATAAGGGCCGCGCCGACCTGCTGGCCTATATCAATGAACGGGTGGACGATATCCGCACCCGCATGCCGCAGGCCTTCACCGTGCTGGTGCTGGGCAAGCTCGTGGTCAAGCGCGTGCCCGTTGCCATCGAGGCCGGAGCCCCCGGCGGCTATGCCAGTGCCGGGTCGATGGATGGCAGCCAGCCCGGCAGCTACTACATCAACCTGCGCGACACCGCCATCTGGCCCCGCCACGCCCTGCCGACACTGTCCTATCATGAGGGTATTCCCGGCCATATCTGGCAGGGGGAGTACAGTTACAAGCTGCCGCTGATCCGCACCCTGCTGGCCTACAGTGCCTATACCGAGGGCTGGGCGCTCTATGCCGAGCAGCTGGCGGACGAACTGGGCGTGTACAAGGAGGACCCGGTGGGACAGCTGGGTTACCTGCAATCCATGGCGTTTCGCGCCTGCCGTCTGGTGGTCGATACCGGCATTCATGCCAAGCGCTGGACCCGTGACCAAGCCATCGAGTGGTTTGCCACCAACAACGGTTCCACCCGCACCCAGGTGACGGGGGAGGTGGACCGCTACTGTTCCTGGCCGGGTCAGGCCTGCGCGTACAAGATCGGGCATACGGCCATCAACCGCGTGCGCGACAATCTGAAGACGAGGCTGGGGGCCAAATATGATTTCCGCCGCTTCAACGACGCGCTGGTCATGACGGGCAATGTGCCGCTGTCCCGGCTGGAGGCGCTGGTCGAGGGGCGGTTGACGGCATGA